TGGTAGCAACCTGCATCCATCGTGGGAGGTTCTTCATTACCATTTTTACTTTCTTTACTAAGTTGGCTGCTGTTCCGAACTTGGTTGCCATTACAAGGATATTCTTTTCTTTGTGAAACAACATAAACCAAACAGCATAAGCAGCAGAGATCGTAGAGATTCCCAATTGCCTTGCTTTTAGAATAACAGTAAAGCGATAGTCATTAAAATCTCTAACTAAATCATCCTGATAAGGATAAGTATTGAAAGGGATCAATCCTTTAAGAGGATGAGAGATCCGACAATAGTTATTTATAAAATATATTGGATCTTTTCCGCACTTAAGGATTTCTTTTATTATGTCTTGCTTTGAAAGCTTTAGGGTCATAATACCTTCTTTTGATTATGATCCTAAAATTGCTTCTAGTGCTCTAATGGCAGCTTCAGATTGTACTGTGGCTGACAACCTTTGAAGTTCTTCTGGTGAGTCTATTGCATCAGCGATTTGTATAAGCTCTTCGCGAGTAGCAGCACCAGGAGAATGAGGAATAGAACCACCAGCATCTGGGAGTTCGTTAAACTCATCTCTCAAAATGGGGTTCAAATTGTCAATGGTGTTACTATCCATTTCTGTTATAAGAGAACTAATCTCTTCTTTAATAATTTGCTTTAATCTTTTGTTTGTAATTTTCATTTTTGGTTCGCTCCTTTTTTGCGTGAGTCGTTGTTCGGACGCTTGTCTGAGAATTGCTCTAAAAACTTTCTTGTGACATCTCTTGTCGCGTCAATTGAAGGTTCAAGAATAGGCATGGCTTCAATTCCGCCAATCTTAAAGTGTTGTTGAGCTTCGACCCAACTTCTAACCCTTGATGTGGATTGAACAAGAATGTTTGGCTCACCTTTTGAGGTTAGCTTAACTGACTTTCCTGTTACCTTTCTATATTCTTTTTGCAAAAATCCCTTGATTTGGTTTAACATAGATTCTATATCTTGTTCAAATCTACCGGTGTAAACTTCTTTAAGAAGAACATCTGATTGGTATGTAAGGATCATTGAATCTCCATAAAAACGTACTTTAAAGCCGTCCATGACTCTAGAGTCGTTTATTGGGCAACCTTCTTCTCTCTTTAATCCCATTGAACGTTCTTCTCCGTCATAGGAAAATCTTTTGTCGTGGGCTCCATCATAAGCATTTGATGCTGCTTGCGAAAGTCCTTGAATTATTTCTAATGTTGTGTTACTCATTTGGTCTCCATCCTTTTAGCCATCGTTCTTCACGACCCTCAATCCACTGAATGTAACATTTTTCACAACAATCGAATTTTGCCATATAGACATCATCATTTGATTTAAATGAATAAGTATCACAAACGGGACAAGAACGCTTAGATTCTTTCGTAATTAGTTTCTCTGATATAAAAACGCCACCAACATCTACTTGATGATCATCTTTTTTATTTGAAGTTTTGTAAAGATCTTTTAGTTGCTTTACATATTCCTTCTCTTTAGCATCACTCCAGTGAGCTTTTGGGTTTTGAATCGTGTCTTCGCCATATTTCTCTGCTATGGCTTTTTCTACTTTGACAACGTAATTTGGGTCTTTATCTTTCACTAGTCTCTCCTGTAATCTGATAATGCTTGACTGATTTCTAACGGATCAGTTATATCTTTTCTTTCTAATTCCTTTTGTGCTCTTTTAGCTTGTATTCCCGTTGTCATTTGCCCTATTGATGGATCTTGAACCATCTCTCGTACTTCTCTATACATGTTAAAGAAAGCTGTTATCAACTGTCTTGTGTCATCTATAGCTGTATGTAATTGTACATAACCTTCACCAGGTCCATATACATCCATCATTCTTTGTAATTTGCCGTTAAAAGCCACAACTTTTTTGACTTCTCCTTTGATTGTTTTTTCTTTCTCGTCAAAAAACCGCATCATTTTTTGATCGCCTTGTTCCATTTGATGTTGAGCTAATCTTTTAAACAATTGTCTTTGAAAATTAACAGTGTCGAAGATATCTAATTGCTCAAAGTCAGTTGTATCGATACTGAAGTTGTCTCCTTCTAGGATTATCTTTTTTCTATCGAAGGTTTTAATATTGTGTCCAACGGACAAAACATTATCTCCCAAGTCTTCAATCCAATCTAAAAACATAATCAATGCCGTTGCTTGATCAACATCGTTTTCTGTTGGTTGGTAGTGTGTATAATCAACCATGTCCTGAACTGTGTAGAGTCTTTCTTTGGCATGCATTTTTCGGATTTTGGTTAGAAGTTCGTAGTCTTCGGAAGTGTTTTCTCCCATTTCCCACGCCTCCTCAAATTGATCATCTAATTGATCTTGATTAGCTAAAACTCTTTGTTCATCATGATGTCTTTTTAGTGTCTCTTGATTAAGGGAAACGTTAACATCAAAAGTAGAAAGTGGTTGCTGTGGAATCTCACCAGCCAAGTTGTCTATCTTGTAAGCTATTGCTCCGTATTGAGTTATTTGCCCTCCGAAGCCGATTGATTCCAAATCCCAGAATACCCAAGTCTTTCCATTAAGTTCACGCTCCATGTAAGCAACAGCGTCGCCGGGAGTCATGTCTCTTAAAATTGAATAATCTTCCATAAGTACTCGTTTTAGTTCTTCTTTAATTATTCTTTTAATATCTTTTGAGGTTATTTTCATTAATTCACCGCTTGTGCTATAGCTATTGTAATTCCTATACCACTAATTAGTCCCAAAGAGAACCAAAATTTCTTTTTTGGTGGTGTTTTTAATTCTTCTAAACCTTCTATTCTTGCTTCAAGAGCTTTCACTTCGACTTCAAGGATCTGAACTTCGAACTTGTGAGAACTTTTAAGTTTTCTTATTTCCTCTTCTTTTTCTGCGAGAGTAATACCAACTTGGTAATCCATTTCTATTTGACACCTGTCTGTTGCGTTTGCGACTTGATCTGCTAACAATTGTGATGCTGTGTCGTTGAACAACCGACCAGAGAACGGAGCTTCCATTCCTTTTTCAAGATACGTGTATTCAGGCACATCAGCAAATGCTAAAGATAGTAAGAAGATCATTTTTTAATTCCTAGAATACATTTCTTTGGCTTCTTCATAATCATCAAATTCGATAATACCACCTTGTCCTGATCCGTCGCCAATCCCCCAAGGTAGTTGATAAGAAACTACATACTTTTTTTTCCATGGAATCCAACTAAAATTCAATTCTACTCCATCTTTATCGTATCTTACTCCGAAGTTTTTTCCCTTACTTTTATCAAAGATTGGGAAAGTAAGATCGTCTTCGGTCCTGCTTGCATCAACAGGAATGTCTATTGGCTCTTCTAAAGCTCCTGCTAATTCTCTGGCTTGGTCTCTTCCATCGTCGCTCATGTATAGGTTTCTAAGCTTCTCTTCGTATTCTGGGTAGTTTTTTCCACTACGTGAATCAAACTCAGGTGGTCTAATATGGTGAGGAGGTATATAAGCTTCTAGAACCTTGCTAAGTTCTTCTTTAATTATTTGCTTTAGTTGCTTATTTGTTAGTTTCATTTCTTTGTTATTCCTATATTTTGGAACACCTCATCAGGAGCTGCGTGTTCTTTTTCTAGTTCTTCAATTCTGTTTTTTCTTTCTGCTTCCAAGGTTGCTTTTGCAATTTTTGTTTTCTCTTCGGCTCGTTTGTCTCTGGTTTGTTTTGCTGTTTGCAAACGCTCCAGTTCTTCGTTTTCTTTCTTGTATTGATCCTTGGCTAGGTTTGCCATTTCCAAATAGTTTTGATTTGAGCGTCTTCCAAGCACATAAGATAAAATGAATAAACCCACAAGAACCAACCAGTTCTTATGAGCTATTATCCAATTCTTTGTTTTATATAACCAGAGCATGATTAACCACCGTGTCGCCACATTTTGGCAAAGTCAACAGCGGTTTGTCCACCGATATACATCATAGCAATCATTCCCCAAGTTTCAGGGTCTAGTTGTGCGTTCCACAATAAAGCTGTAGAACATATGAACACAAGCAACTTGCGAGAGATCATCTTCTCTTGTAAAGCATCCAGTATTCCTTTTTGTTTATTATCTAAATAAAGCTTCTCTTTTAATTCAGATTCTTTTATTTTCTGTTCCATTTTTTCTCCTGTTTTTAAAAATTCTTCTCTTGTCATTACATTTCCTTTAGTAACTGCATTACTCTTTCTGTAATATAATCTGCGTGTTCAGGACTCTCTTCAGCAACATAATTATAAATGTCGTTTTCAAACATCTGTCCCATACCTTGCTTGACCATTGGTGCAAGATGTGTAAACTTTCGAACAGTCTGCATAATAAGACCTCCGACATGATCATAGTCAGGATGGCTAGGTCCCATTCCTGCTGTCGTTCCACTGAAGGAATCCATAGGAGGTTCCATCCCCATCATCTCATTCATGACTTTATTGAGTTCTTCTTTGATAATTTGTTTTATCTCTTTATTAGATATTTTCATTCGTATTCTCCATAAATAATGAAAGCCTAAATAGCTTTTACACTAAATAGGCTTTAAAAATGGATTTAGCAGTTCACTTTTGCATAACCGCCAACTTTTTGTATGTCTATTGTCTTATCAACACAATCCTTTAAAACATCAAGATGCGAGATTAACAACACCGTCTTAAATTTGTCCTTTATCATGTCGATTAAGCGAACAAAACCTTCCATATGTTCTTGGTCTAGTGCTGTTGCTGGTTCATCCATTATAAACAGGGTGGACTTAGGCAGATTGGTTATTTCAATCAGGGCAAGGCGTATAGCCATAGCTGCTATGGTCTTCTCTGCTCCTGATCCCATTGAGATGGGACGAGAGTCATACTTTGGATGTTTTATATTGATGTCTAAATTACGACCATCTTCCTCGAACATAACTTGAAACTCAACAATGTTGGTAAGACACTTTTGTATTTCTTCATTAATAAGAGAGAGTTTCTGTTTTATGATTTCATATGCAATACCGTTTGGATGCATACAACGCATGAATAACTCATAAGCAATGAAAGACTCTTCTAATTCATCTTGTTCATTCTTCTCTACTCGAAGGCGTTTAATAGTGCTTTTAACAGCTCCAAGTTCAATAAGATAATCTTGAATCTTTTTGTCACACTTTTCTTTTCTTGCCTTTGCCTCATTCATCTTTGTCCTCACAGCATTTTTAGAACCAACCAAAGTCGACAAAGACTCAATTGCTTGACGATTTGCATTATATTCATCCCTTTGTTCTTCAAGAGAAGTTTTCTGATTTGACATCAATG